ATCCAACCAATGATGCCGACTGCCCGTATTGCCTGCAAATAAAAGAGTGCCGGGAAGTCAGAGAACGGATATGTTGGGGATGTAAGCGGGAATTGCGTGCCACGTGTCCGGCCGAATTCAAACATAAACGGGCGGCGGAAGGGTATTGCCGGGGCCGGGAGATGATAAAGTAAATGCCAACTTGCACGGTCTGTTCACATGCGAAGCGGAACGAGATCGAGCGAAGCATCTTAGACGGTAAAAGTGAGCGAAGCATTGCGAAGCAATACGGGTTAACTCCCGCATCAGTCCATAGGCACAAAGAAAATGGGCATATCCAGAAACGAATCATAAAAGCAAAAGAGGTTAAGGAAGTTGCGCAGGCCGATACCCTACTTGATCAGGTAAAGGACTTATCTACACGGGCGCTCGCTATCCTTTCACAAGCAGAAGGAACGGGGGATCTCCGGACGGCATGCAGCGCGATCCGCGAAGTAAGGGCAACGTTGGAACTCTTACTTAAGGTGAGTGGTGAACTTAAAGGCGATCAACCGGTAGTTAATGTAGGTATAATGATTAACCCCGAAAAGATACTCGGGGCCGAATCGTATAAGGAATACGAGCGGAGGATCTATGCAGAAATTGCCGATTAGTCCGCGGGTATTCGCCCGGAAAGCCAGTGGGGGGAAATGGTCATGCCCCCGGCACCTGGAATACCTGAACGATCGGTTATTGGACGTGGCGGCCGGCAAATGCAAACGGTTAATGGTATTCCTTCCACCACGGCACGGTAAAAGCGAGTTTATCAGCAAATATTTCGCAGCGTGGTATCTCGGGACATTCCCGGATAGACGGGTTATCCTTACCAGTTACGAGGCCGACTTTGCCGCGCAATGGGGTCGGCGGGCCCGGGAACTCATCGAAGAATTCGGGAAACTCTCATTTGTCGAAACCGTGGGGGTCATGCCGGACAGCTCAGCGGCAAGCCGATGGGATATCAAAGGCCGGGTTGGCGGGATGGTAACCGCGGGTGTTGGGGGACCGATCACTGGAAAGGGCGGGCACCTGATTATCATTGATGATCCGGTTAAGAACGCAGAGCAGGCAAGCAGCACCACGTACCGGGAAAAGGCGTGGGAATGGTATCAGTCAACCCTCTATACCCGGCTGGAACCGAACGGCGCCATTATCCTGATCATGACCAGATGGAACCAGGGCGACCTTGCCGGCCGAATCCTCCAAGACATGCAGAACGGAGGGGAACGGTGGGATATTATCAACCTCCCCGCAATCGCTGAAGATGACGACCAGATCGGGAGATCGCCGGGCACTCCATTATGGCCTGATCGGTTTGGAGTCCCCGAACTTGAGAACATCAAACGGACAGTCGGATCATATTATTGGACTGCGCTTTACCAGCAACGGCCAACCCCACAAGAAGGCGGGATGTTCAAACGGCAATGGTTCCCGATCATTGACGCCGCTCCGCACGGTCTTGTATCAAGAGTCAGGCGGTGGGATTTGGCAGCGTCACAACAGAAAGGAGATTATACCGCCGGATTATTGATGGGTAAGAAAGAGGGAAGATTTTACGTTCTCGACCTTCAGCACGTAAGAGAAAGCCCGGCTGGAGTCGAATCGCTCGTTAAACAGACCGCACAAGTTGACGGGCATGATGTAGAGATCCGGATGGAACGTGAACCGGGCTCTTCCGGATTAAACACGATTGATTATTACGCCCGCAGGGTGCTTGAAGGTTACAATTTCAAAGGCATCCCGTCAACCGGGCCTAAAGAAGTACGAGCACAACCAGTATCCGCAGCAGCTGAAGCGGGCAATGTTATATTGGTGCGTGGCTCATGGAACGCCGCGTTTTTAGATGAGGTAACGTTGTTCCCGAACGGAGATCACGACGACATTGTGGACGTTTTGAGCGGAGCATTTACTGATTTAACGCGGAACACCGGCGGCCGGATCTGGGTAACCGGCAGGAAGATCGGAGATAAGACATGAGAGAAACAGTTGACAAAAGGAAATTGCTTGCAGCGATTAGAGGATACGCTATCGGTCCCAACGTGGAACCATGTAGAGCGACAACGCATTTCAATCGACTTTTAGATCGCATTGATAACGGCGAGTTCGACGCCGAATCCATTATACCTTGTAATGGCTGCCACCCAAAACCGTGTTCTGGGTGCAAATTTGAGAAAGAGCGATGCAAATATCGTCCCTTTGCAAAAGGCGAACACCATTGCAGGTATTTCACAGACGCCGAACCGGACCTAACCCCCGTCGAAATCGCGTCAGAGGTTGAACGGCAAATAAAATTAATTCCCGGGTATGGGACAACTTTCACGATTGATGGAAAAATCATAGTTGAAATAAAAGAACCCGACCTGCTTGCTGCACTTGAAAAGCGGGTGGAAGAGGCAATCCGCGATCTTGAGAAACGAACTACTGTGCTTGAGCGCCGGCATAATGATGAAGATATGTCGCACAGAGCAGAAGATTTTGCCAAAGCTCGCGCCTATGAAATCGCAAAGGCGGAAGGATGGATATGACAACAACACCAGAAGAGTTTAAGAAGAGAATGCTGGATATTTTCCCGGAATCGGGAGAGTATGATTCCGAAGCGGCGCACCGTGATGCGGATGATCTAATGTGCGAAGTTTTAGAAGATCTTGGGTATGGTGATGGGTTAAAACCCTTCAAAACTGCCGACATCTGGTATGCGTGAGGTATAGAATATGACACAAAAACAAGGATTTGGCCGGCGGGTATTGAGCCTGCTGGAAGGGCCTGTTGAGAACATGAAAACGTGGGCGAAATCGTATGATCGGCCGGCCGGTCTGGACCTGACCGCTGACCCGACACGCTCATGGAAAGCCATGCGGGGCCTGCGGAACATCTACCTGCAAGGCGCGTATATCTCGGAAGGTGTGGATTTATACCCGCTCTACGCTATCGGTGCTGGGTATGAACTGGAAAGCGATGACGAGACCGCCAAGAAAGTGATCGACGAGTTCCTGACGCGGATCAATTTCTACGATACCACATGGCAAATGCTGGTTGATGCCGAAACCGTGCGGGACGGTATCGCTGAGATCGTGTTTGGGAAAGGGTCAATGGCCAAAGTGCCGGTTAACATTGTTCCAAGGCCGGCGGAATGTTTCGAGTTCGTCACGGATGCCCGGGGTGTAATCACCGAGTACCGGCAGAAATGGGATTATCACGGAAACGCTCTCACGGTGCCTGTATCCATGCCGCCGGCAAGTATCCTTCATTATCAGTTCCTGAGCCGGCCAGATTCCCCGTATGGCATCAGCATTGTCGAGCGGTGTATTCACGACATCAAGCGTGACACGCAGGTTATCGAAGCGGTAACGGCGGGCATCCTGCTTCACGGCACCCCAAAATGGCACATCCAGGTAAATAGCCGGCAGCCGGAACGGCCGAACCTGTCAGCGGACGAGCGGCGGGATGTTGAAAATGAATTCAAGGATTTCAACGCCAAGGACCAGTTCATCACGCAGGGTGACATTCTGGTGGAGGCTAAGGACATTGCCGGCTTGCCGAACATCCAACAGTATTCCGATGTCGTGATGGCCCGGGTAATATCGGGGTTGGGTGTGCCGGGCGAACTGCTCGGACTCCGGCAGGGCACCACGGACGCAACCGCCGTAACCCGTGTAGGCGCATTTTTCCGGAAGATTAAAAGTTGCCAGCGGGACGTTGAACAGATGTGGGGCGGTATATTCGACCGGATCCTTCAGAAACCCGGGCTCGTTAAACTGAAACTCCGGCCGGTCACTTTCGCCGAGTTGATGGAACAGGCCGGGTATATCGAGAAGATCTCCAAGATATCACCAACCGATCCGTTTGCGGTGATGAGCCGCCGGCAGATGCAGGTGCGGCTCGAAATTGACCCGGACGAATGGGAAGCAGACGAGGGGGAGGATATTCCCGTCCCAACGATGACGGGGCCCGTTCCCCCACAATTCCCGCCACAGCAACCACTCCAAGGTGGTGAACCGTGATATGGGATTGAGAGATTGTGTTGCTGGGATGGCCGATGGTATATTACGCCGGTTTTGCCCGCCCATACCGGACGATTGCGAATATTGTGCAGACTGCGGCGGCACCGGGTTTGATCGGTACTGGTCTTTATGTCCAGTTTGCCACGGTATCGGATTGGTCCGGAAGCATAAGGATCGGAAGGTGAAACACGTCTAATGGCGTCGAAATCATCGCGTAAAATCAGCCGGTCAAGCCGAACCAACCCGCTGAAAACGGCGGGTATTACCAAGAGATATACCAAACAACTGCTTGCGGGATTCCGGTCGTTCCGGGTGTTGGCGGCCGATACCCTGAAACAGTCCCGGGGCCTGTCCGTTCGCGGGTTGGAAATGTCGCCGTATAACCTCGAATACATCGCGGAAGAGATGATCCGGTTAACAAATTCCGAGATATTATCGCCCGCTCCTGGTATTATTGAGGGTAATATTCCGGAGGCGTATAACCAAGGCGTGATATTCGGGGAAACCCAGCTTGCCAAGATCGGGGTAAGGATCGCGGTGGGTGCAGGCGGGCCTGTCGATACTAACGTGGTCAATCTGCTCAAAACCAAGAACCTTACCGGCCTGAAAGGGATTACCGAAGAGATGAACAAGCAGATCAACCAGCAGCTGGCGGAAGGGATTTTGAACGGCGAGAGTTTCCCGAAACTTGCCGAACGGATAACCGGCCGTGTGGACAGTATCGGGATCACCCGGGCCCAAACACTCGCGAGAACGGAAGTGCAGGTAGCGGCTAACCGGGCAGCGGATACCCGATATGCTCAGGCGGGTATAGAGTATGCCGAATGGTTGACGGCCAACGATGATCGGGTCAGTGACCAGGACCTGAACAAGAACGGGATTATATTCCGGTTGGCTGACGGTATCACGGCCGGGTATCTGGCGGGGCAGGGATACACGCCATTAGACGGCGCTGCATTACCCCCAAGCCATCCTAACTGCCGGTGCGCCGTGGTGCCGGTAACCGAAGCGGAAGTCAGAGCGCGGGGATTGATACAATGAAACAACAGGTTTTCAGTTGGCTGATCAAGATCCGGAACAGGATCCTCAAATGGATAGCGA